ATGGAAACCTACAAGTATATAATAGGTCAGATCAATGCACTGGAATCAGTGAAACAGGAAATCTCTAACCTGCTTGATGACAAAAAGGAGCAACGTGACGGAACCATTATCGACATTAAAAAACCAGGAAACTCTAAAGAAGTTCCCAAAGGAAGTCCCAAAGCATAAGAACGCTCTCGAAGAAAAATACAAGTCAGAACCTGTAAAAGAGATTACCAAAGAAACGACTAAATTACCTCAACCAACCGGTTGGAGAATTTTAGTGCTGCCTTTTAGAATGAAGGAAAAAACTAAAGGTGGAATTGTTTTAGGAAGCGAAACTATTGAACGTCAACAAGTGGCGTCTCAGTGTGGAAACGTATTAGCAATGGGAGGAAGTTGCTATAGCGATAAAGATCGTTATCCTGAAGGTCCGTGGTGCAAGGTCGGTGATTGGGTGGTTTTTGCCCGTTATGCTGGCTCACGGATTGAAATTGAAGGTGGGGAAGTAAGGTTGCTCAATGAAGATGAAATATTGGCAACCGTCAAGGATCCAACGGATATCTTGCATAAATATTAACCATAGGAGGAAACTATGCCAGAAGAAAATAAGATCAAGAAGGACGACGCCCAGGTAGACCTCGATACATCCGGACCGGAGTACGATGTGACATTACCTGAGGAGAAGAAGGAAGAAGTAGCCGAGAAGGAAGAAACGGTTAAAGAAGTAATCAAGGAGCAAGAGCCAAAAGACGTTAAAGAAGAACCCAAGGAAGAACCAACAGAAGAACCCAAACAAGAAACCAAAGAAGAGGATACTAAACTTGAGGATTACAGTAAGGGTGTGCAATCTAGAATTGCCAAACTTACGCGTAAGATGCGGGAAGCAGAAAGACAAAGAGATTCTGCAACCGAATATGCTCAAGCGTTAGAGACTCAAAGAAAAAGTGATCAGAAGAAATTTTTAAAAATAGACACTGATTATTGGAAACGATTTGAAACGAACATCAAAACCGGCATGGAATCGGCGCAACGAGAATTGGCCACTGCCATTGAAGCCGGAGATGCAAAAGCTCAAGTCGAAGCTAACAAACGGATTGCAACATTGGCATTTGATAATGCTAAATTGGAGCAAGCCAAAGAAAACAAAGAAGACGTCAAATTATCTGACGGTGGTAAATTACCAACACGAACCCCACAGACTTTACCTGAACAACCTGCGGATCCTCAAGCGGAAACATGGGCTGCAAAAAATAAATGGTTCGGTCAAAACCGAGCGATGACTTTTACAGCTTTTGAAATCCACAAGGACCTGGTTGAGAGGGAAGGCTATGACCCTAAATCAAATGAGTACTATACGGAGATCGACAAACGTATAAGAGTTGACTTTCCTAATAAATTTGATAAGGATAGGGGTATAGAAACGTCCAAGCCCGTTCAGTCGGTCGCTTCTGCTCAAAGAAGTGTAAAACAAGGACGCCAAACTGTGAGACTCACATCTTCACAAGTCGCTATTGCGAAAAAATTAGGTGTGCCACTCGAAGAATATGCGAAACAATTAAAACTCACGAAGGAGGCATAAGCATATGAAAAAAGAACAAGATAAGACTTCTCGTGCGAGCTCAACACGGTCAAAGACTGAAAGACCAAAAGTGTGGACTCCCCCATCATCTTTAGATGCTCCGCCTGCGCCTGATGGATTTAGGCATAGATGGATAAGAGCAGAGAGTTTAGGGTTTTCGGACACTAAAAATGTCTCAGCTCGTTTGAGAGAAGGATTTGAATTGGTGAGAGCCGATGAATATCCAGGTACTCAATATCCCGTAATTACCGATGGTAAATACGCAGGTGTCATTGGAGTTGGTGGCCTTTTGCTGGCAAGGATATCGGAAGAGATTGCGAAGCAACGTGCAGCCTATATAGAAGGTTTAACTAAAGGGCAAGACGAAGCGGTAGAACACGATCTTATGAGGGAACAGCACAAGAGTATGCCGATCAATGTTGATCGACAATCTCGCGTAACCTTCGGTGGTACAAAGAAAAGCTAATTTTCTCGGGATAACAACCAATTCCCTACCAACGAATTTTTTAACCGTTTACAGGTAAAACTGTAAACATTTAGGAGTAATACTATGGCAAATCGTAACAGTGCTGGGTTTGGATTAATTCCTCAAGGAACGTTAGGGTCAAACTATACGAACCAAGGACAATCTAAATACTACATAGCAGCTTCGTACGCAGTCGCACTATTCCAAGGGACATCTGTAAGGATCGTCAATGGATATGTGAATACTGCACAAGCAGCTATAACTAACACTACAATCGGTGTGTTGAACGGTATATTCTACAATGCGGCTACAACTTTGAAGCCGACTTGGCAGAATCACTACGTCGCTAGTACCGCTCCAGCAAACAGCGAAAATACGACAGCTTTCGTTCTAGACAATCCGTTTCAACTTTACAATGTTTCAGCGGATGCAGCAGTTCCACAAGCCGATCACCTTGAAACGTTCGGTTTAACGGTAACAGCAGCAGGTTCCACAACAAGTGGACAATCTAGTTCAGAACTGACGTATGGAACCGCTGACGCAACAGCGAACCAATGGAGATTATTACGTTCGGCTGAGGACCCTGAAAACTCCGACATAGCAAGTGCTAACTGCACTTTTGTCGTTGTTCAGAACCTTAACCAAATAAACTCTGGCGGTTTGACTACTGCGTCTTAATAGGAGTATATAGACAATGGCAATATCACGAGCACAGCTAGTTAAAGAACTAGAGCCAGGCCTAAATGCACTATTTGGGCTGGAATACAAACGGTATGACAATCAACATGCTGAAATATACGTTACAGAATCATCTGACAGAGCTTTTGAAGAAGAAGTTATGTTATCTGGTTTTGCGAACGCTGAGGTAAAAGCAGAAGGTCAAGGCATCGGATATGATGATGCTCAAGAAACCTACACTGCAAGGTACACAATGGAAACTATCGCTCTAGCATTTGCGATAACAGAAGAAGCTATCGAAGATAATCTCTACGACAGACTTGCTTCTCGTTATACAAAAGCTTTGGCTAGATCCATGTCCAATGCGAAAGAAGTTAAAGCAGCTACACCATTGATTAATGGCTTGCCTCAAACGGCAACTTTTAAATCAGGAGATGGTGTTGCATTGTTCTCTACTGCACACACAACTGTAAGTGGAACAAATGTTAAAAACACTTTAACAACTCAAGCAGACTTAAACGAAACTTCATTGGAAACAGCATTAATTGATATTAATGCGTTCACTGATGAACGAGGTTTAAGAATAGCAGCTAAAGGGGTCAAGATGATTGTCCCTTCAGGCAATCAGTTCAATGCTGAGAGAATTTTAAAATCTCAAGGTAGAACTGGTACTGCTGATAACGATCTCAATGCTATCTTTTCAATGGGAATGGTTCCTCAAGGATATAGAGTGAACAATTTCTTAACTGATGCTGATAGCTGGTATCTTATCACGGACGTACCTAACGGTATGAAAATGTTCCAAAGAACACCATTGACAACTGCAATGGAAGGGGACTTTGATACTGGTAACGTTAGATACAAAGCTAGAGAAAGATACGTTTTTGGCGTATCCGACTATAGAGGTATCTTCGGCGTACAAGGAGCGTAATCAATAAATTAGAAATGAGGCGGCCTTAAAACTGCCTCATTTCGACACTACAGTAAGAAATTCTCATATGAAAAACTTCAGAATACAAATTCGATATAATGGTTATTACGCGGACTTTAATGTTACGTGTGAAGACAGTGCCATAGGTATTGAAAAAGCAATCCTTGACAAACTAGGAAAAAATGAGGTAAAACTGGAGAAAGATGGATTTACTTCTAAACGGGGTAAATGGATAACCTATGAGGAGGTTACAAATGACCGAAGACCTATACACTACGAAACGGTCCTTGGAACTAGAGTGGCAGCAAGAACATCTGAAGGACGGGAAGCATAATATCCGAATGATTGAAATTAATAGAAAAATCCAGGATATTATAAAACAGATCATTGCCAACGAGTTTGAAGCAGATACTCTTCAAGCTAAAGTAAACGACGCTAAGGCCGAAGTTTCGATAGCCACTTAAGCGCTATCAAAAATCAACTTTTTACTACAAGATACCTTGCGCTAAATTAAATTTTGCGTTATAGATTAGATACTATACAATTATTAATTAGATCTAGACGCGTATAGTCGACGGCCTAGAGACTAGATCTACATAAACTAGGAGGATTATAATCATGGCAACAACTACATTTTCGGGACCAATAAAAGCGGGAACGATTGCAAATACAACTGGAACTACACTTGGTTCAAATGTTAAAAACACAGGACAAGTGGTAATGGCACAGACATTTTCAACGGGG